TTATATTCGGCCATCTCTTCTCAGCCTTTTTACCATTTCATCGTAGCTTATCAGCGGTTCCCCCGCTCTTTCGTCAAAAGCTGCGAGGTCCTCAGCATCCTCAGCAAGAGCCTCTCTCACGGCTTCGTTTACAAGATCAGAAATAGACCGAGAAGTTTCTATGGCCTTTAATTTCAATGCCTTGTGCAGGTCAGGATCGAGATAGATAGTGGCTCGTTTTGCGGTAGCTGTCATATAACCACCTCCTCTGCTTCTTGGTATCTTTAACATCTTGACGTCATAACGTCAAGATGTTTTTTCGCCAAAATTTAGTGCGGCCTGAAAACCCTGGCCCTCTGGGCCAGGTCAGAGGCGTTAGGCTCTGCCTGAAGAGTATTTTTGAAATCGCGATTTCGTTACTCAGGAGGCTTCTATGCGCGCCGTGCTTTGAAGGGGACTCCTACCTTAGGAGGCTATGAAAGGCCATGCATCCTGACAGTCAATAGAGGAAACCGCGGCGATACGCTTGGCTCGGTCCATAAGCCACCGACATGGGCGGCTCGGTCCAAATGTGGGGAGTGGGGACGGAATGACGCTTCGGTGGTTCCACAAAGCCGATATGAAGGGCGCGGTTGAGAAACTCCAAACAAAAAGGACCACGAACGGCACCACGAAGGAAAATTTACAGAGCGAGGAGTCTGGCTAACTTACTGATCTTACTTTGGTGGTCCCAACGGGACTCGAACCCGTGTCTTCGGCGTGAGAGGCAGATATCAGCTATCCCGGCCTTTTCCATTCCAACAATTCTTCCAGTGATTTAGCCAAAATAGGTCAAAACTAGGGGTACCGCTTGGGGTATTTGGAAGCTGAATGAAGATCTTTTTCTAATGTTCAGTACCCCAAACAGTACCCCATTTTCTTGAAGGGAGGACAGCCATGGAAGCCTCTGATCATAGATTCATCCCGATTCGAAAGGATCTCCTGGAGAAAGGTTTGAGATCCTCAACGATGACCGGCGAGGAGATGAGGGTCTTTGTCGCGTATTTCATCGCCGGAGGAAACAAGAAGGCGATATCTCAGTTGACTGATCTCCCGAAGAAACGGGGGTATTTCTAACTGGCAAGGAGGGATCACATGGGTAAACCTCCAGCATTTCAGTTCTATGTACGAGACTGGTTGAGTGATCCGCAGCTCCGGCTGGCAAGCCCATCTACGCGCGGTATATGGATCGACCTCCTTTGCTTCATGTGGGAGGCCCCGGAGCGTGGAGTCATTGAGGCATCCTACGAACAATTAGGAAGAATGGTGGGCGCAAACAACGGTGATTTAGATCTCTTTGTCGAGGAAGCGGCCACCCTTCGCTTTTGTGACATTTTCGTGACATGTCCAGAAACGTCACAGCAAAGTCACAGGATAATTAGGATCATAAACCGTAGGATGGTCAGAGAGGAAAAAACAAGAGTAAACGATAGGTTACGTAAGCAGAGACAGCGGGAACGGGAAAAAGAACAAGGAATGTCACCCAACGATCACGCAAATGTCACGCCCCCTTCTTCATCTTCATCTTCTTCTTCATGTCCTTCTAAAGAAGGACATATTGATTTACCTAAAGGTAAATCGTCTTCCCGCGCAAGCTCGGAAGACGAGGAATCCAATCTCCAATCCTCTCCGTGTCCCCAGCAAAAAATCATCAGCCTCTATCACGAAATTCTCCCAGAACTGCCCCAAGTGAAAAGCTGGCCCAGGCACCTGGAGAGCATTCTCAGGCAAAGGTGGCGGGAGGAACCTGAGAGGCAGAATATTGAGTGGTGGGTTAATTACTTTAAGTTCATCAGAGCATCGCCTTTCCTGATGGGAAAAGAAACGGAGTTCGTTTGCGACCTTGAGTGGGTGATCAGGCCGAAAAACATGACGAAGATCCTGAACGGGAGGTATCACAACAAGGGGTCGCCGGAAATGAAGAAGTTCTCAGGCATAGTGTCTTGGCTGAATGTCAACAACGAAATGGAGCAGAGAACGAATGAAGAGGAAGAAAGATCAATCGAAATTTGCTGAACTGATGATGAGTCTCGCTGAGGTCTTCGATGACGGCAAGGGGATTTCTCCCGTAAAGACCGAGATTTATTACAAAGCCCTGGAAGAGTTTTCAATTGAAGACGTTGAACAGGCCGTGGTCAGAACTATCAAAACAAGAACCTTCTCCAGTTTCCCGAAACCCGGTGAAATCCGGAAAGAAATTGAAGGAGATGAAGAAGAACGTGCGTTGAAAGCATGGGTCAAGGTTGAATGGGCTGTTAGGCATGTTGGCCCCTATCCGAGCGTCAAATTTGACGACCCTGTGATTCATAGCGTGATCGAAAACATGGGCGGGTGGGTTGATTTTCAGGAGCCAGGAGTCTTTCATCCCGTGTGGACCCAAAAGGAATTCATCGCCCACTACAGGGCAATAGCGAGAAGCACGAATCACCCTGAGCATTTGGAAGGCATAATCGAGATGGGAAACGCCACTAGGGGGTATCATCGGCATATCAAACCGCCGGTTTACGTCGAAGCTTGCAATATCCCAGGGCTGGTGCCACGAGGTCGAGAAGTAAAGCAGGGGCAAAAAATCCTCGATATACGGAAAGAACAAGCTAAGAGCAATGTCAAGAAACTCAGGAAAACAGAAATGGCCTGAGAAGGACCCCAGGAGGCCACAAACTGAGGCAAAGTTGACCAGGCAGATCCTGGACATGCTGAATTACTTGCCTGGAGTGTACGCGTATAAGCACTACTCAGGAGGGCCGTTCGGTCTCTCAGGGGTCCACGATATCATCTGCTGCATGAGGGGAAAATTCGTCTCGATCGAGGTCAAAAACCCGAGGAAAAAGGCCAAATACAGCGCAAAACAGGCCGAATTTGCCCTGAAGGTGGAGAGAGCCAAAGGGATCTCGATCTGTGTAAACTCCCTGGAGGAGGTGGTGAAAAAGCTTAATCTTAACGTGATGTTATTTCCACTATTTAGCGACAGGAAAGACTTTACTGGCTTGACCAATGCCGACAAAAAAGCAGTACAGAGAAGCGCTTAGGCTGACAAAGGGCTGTTACGCAGAGGCCGGGAAGCTCCTCGGGGTCACGCGGCAGGCGGTGTTCGACTACGTGAAGAAACACCCTGATCTTAAAAGAATGGTCGAGGAGTTCCAGGAGATCATGCTCGACTATGTGGAGAAGAGCATATTCGACCGGGTCATGGAGAACGACCTAGAGGGGATCCGGCTGGCAGCGAAGTACTATGGCCACAGGAGGGGGCTGATCGAAAGAAAAGAGCTGACAGGCAAGGACGGCGAACCGCTCCTGAGTCACCAGACGCAGATTGACGCAAAGATCGCCGTTCTGCTCCACAACCCGGAAGTGCAGAAGATTTTGGAGGTGCTGGATGAAGTCAAAGGGCTTGGCTTACAGGCTGGAACAGATCAAGAGGCTGAAGGCGATAATTCATGGGCTCACGCCCTGGACGTTCGCCAAGAGACACAGTAGCGGCGCCTGGGTGCCGTACATGCATGTGAAATACGCCTCGTGGGTGATCTCAAAGGCGATATGGCTGGCGAAGAAAACCGGGATCGGCGGGAGGATAATCGTGACCATGCCTCCAAGGCACGGGAAGAGTGAACTGGTCTCTCACTGGACGCCTGCCTGGTATCTTCACAACTGGCCGGAAGAGAAGGTCATCCTCACGACATACGAGGCCGACTACTCGCTCTCCTGGGGCCGGAAGGTCAGGAACACGCTCACTTACAACGACGATATTCAGACCTATCTCGCCAAGGACTCGAAGGCCGCCGGCGCGTGGGAGACCGACAGGGGAGGAGGAATGGTCACTGCGGGCGTCGGCGGACCGATCACGGGTAGGGGAGGTCACTTAGTCATCATAGACGACCCGCACAAGAACTGGGCAGAGGCGCAGTCCAAGAAAATCCGGGAGAACATCATCGACTGGTTCAACTCGACCCTTTACACACGCTGTGAGCCAGGGGCCACGATAGTCCTCCTCCAGACACGGTGGCACGAGCGGGATCTGGCCGGGTATCTCCTCAATGAGCACAAGGATGACTGGACCGAGGTGCGTCTCCCAGCCCTGGCAGAGGAGAGCGATCCGCTAGGAAGGGCAGAGGGAGAGGCCCTGTGTCCTGAGAGATACGACAGGGAAGCCCTGCTAAAGATCAAGGAAGCGGTGGGATCCCAGGTGTGGGCCGGGTTATATCAGCAGCGCCCGGCACCTATGGAGGGGAACATCTGGAAGCTGTCCTGGTGGAAGTACTACCGGGAAAGGCCCGCATTTCAGTACTTGATCCAATCCTGGGATACGGGTTTCAAGAAGGGCGAGGAGAACTCGTATACTGTGGGCCAGACCTGGGGGATCGCAAAAAATGGATATTACCTCGTGGACCAGGTTAGGGATAGGCTGGAGTACCCGGACTTAAAACGCATGATCCAGGTCAAATACAACCGGTTTAAGCCCCGCATCATCCTGGTGGAGGACAAGGCGTCAGGGATCTCGGTCGTCCAGGACCTCAAGAGGGAGACCAGGATACCGATAACGCCCATCAAGGTCTCCTCGGAGCAGGATAAGGTCGTCCGGGGCCAGCTCGCCTCACCGGCAGCCGAGGCGGGGCTGATCTATTTACCCGAGAAAGCGCCATGGCTCGATGACTACCTCGATGAGATGACCGCCTTCCCGAACTCGGAGTTCACTGACCAGGCGGACTGCACGAGCCAGGCGATTGAATATATGCATCAGAAGAGGGCCAGGGTCATTTCCGGAGCCCGCATAATAAGCGCGTGAGGAGGACAATTGGATGAACTGCAAGAACTGCGGCGGTGATACCAGGGTGCTGTGGACAAAAAACATGGGTCCTTTGGTCCGGAGGGTGAGACAATGCCAGTCGTGCCTCTACGTTTTCAACACGTATGAGGAAGAGGATACCAGGAAAGAGTTTACAACAGTGAACGGGAAGCCGCCGAAGACCCGGACCCAGGAGGGCAGGACCGAAACCTCTTCGTCTTCCACGACGACGACAACAGTGCCGGTAGCTGAACTGAGAAAGGAGAAGAAAGATGGCCCAGCTCACTATAAGAAAGGCCGGTTCCTTGCCGGAGCAAAAAGAAAGGCAGCCGCTTAAAGAGTCAACGGTGGTCCTGTTCGACAATGTGCTGGTCAAGGCCATGTCGAGGCTGAGCCTTGATGCCATGGTCAACAAGTACAAAGACCTGATTACGAATTCGTGGAAGAAGGCATCGAGAGACGCAATCATCCAGGCGATCAACACCATCGAATCTAACCCCTGGCCGCTCACGAAGGACGAGGTCAAGATCATCCTGGACGACCTTGAGAAGGCCCTCGGGATCCCTGTCGCAGATGCAATCAAGAAACCTTTGATACAGCTCGACAAGGCCTCCTACCTGGCAGGGGCGGAGGACACTGGGCTTTCAGGCATAAAGTTCTCCTGGGGCCTGAAGGACGAGCTCGCCCTCAACGTCATAAACCAAACGACCATGTTCTGGGTCGGCGCCTTTTACAACGACTTTCTCCAGACGCAGGTTGACAACCGGCTATGGGAGTACTTCACGGGGGGCCTCAGCCGGCGCGACCTAGCCCTCAGGTTCAGGGCCGACCTCCTGGATCTCTTCAAAAAGCCCTACTCCTACTGGGACCTCTTGGCCGACCACACTGCGACCAAGATACGGGGGATAGGCCGAGTTGCAGGCTATGAAAAGGCAGGCGTAAGGGCGGTCAGAGTGAAGGCCCGCCTGGACGAGAAGACTACACTCTTCTGCCGCAAGGTCCACGGGCACGTGATCGCCGTGGAGGACCTCCGCAAGCAGGTCGATAAGTACCTTGATGCCTGCAAGAAGAAAGACAAAGACCTGATTAAGAAGGTGTGGCCCTGGTGGTCCGATAAAGATGCCGACAAAAAGCTCAATAACGTCAAGGACATCAATAAGTATGTCAAAAAGGGCAAGATCGGCCTGCCTCCTTATCATGCCAGGTGCCGTACCAGGACAGTCACCGAGTTCATCGCAGCGCCGGGGTCGCATATTGTCTCAGAGAAGGACCTTGAGCTCGGCGCAATAGGAAAGCCCTACAAGAAGCCCTATAAGCCGCCTAAAGAGAAACCAAGAAAACCGGCCTGGACAGTCATCCCCAACTCACAGCTCGGGACGAACCCTGGAGCCCAGGTAATCGGCCCGGACGGCAGGAAATATTACGCGAAGTTCTACAAGGACCCCGCCCAGGCACGATTTGAATTCGCAGCAAACAAGATCCACGAGAAACTCGGCCTGGGGGTGCCTAAGACGAGGCTGGAAAAGCTCCCCTGGAAGGGAGAAGAGCGCCTGGCAGTCGTGACCGAGTGGATGGATGACATCAAGCCGGTCCGGTCCATACTCCACAAGATCGACACGGGTAAGCTCACCAAGACGGAGAAGGAGCAAATCACTAAGCACTTTCTCGGCGCCGTGCTCAACAAGAACTGGGACGTGGTCGGCGCAGAGTTCGACAACCTCGTTTTCAAGGGCAGGAAGTTCTATGTAATCGACCAGGGCGGCTCATTCATATTCAGAGCACAGGGAGGCAGCAAGGAGTACCTCCATACGATCAAAGCCTGGGACTCGATGCTTTCGCCTGAGAGAAAGGCAGGGCAGGTGTTCCGCAGCGTGGTGCTGAAGGAGCTGGAGAAGAACGGCGAGAAGTATAGAGTGTGGCTGAAGAAGCTCTCAAAGATGAAGGTTAAAAACGCCTTCATGTCAGCCGGGTTCAGCCCAGTCGAGGCAGAGACCTGGATAACCACCGTGATGGCGAGGAAAGAGGGGATGATCACCAGGATCTCCCACATGATCAGGTACGAAGCGGCGGCACAGCAGGAAGGGGCGCTCCAGGCCGGTGTGCTGTTCAAGAAGGCCGAGCACAACAGGCTCTACGAAAAGTACTTTGAGAGCTACAAATCGGAGTTCGCCCAGTATGACGACCTGAAGGCCATTGAGAGCACCATAAGGCACAAGATTAGAGATGAGTGCCCGGATATACATTCCAGGCTGGACGCTTGGCTGGGAAGCACGCAGGGCCTGAGACCGACAGCGCTCAAGTACAAGGCGGAGCAAATGGAGGCGAGAAGGCTGACGACTTATGTCAAGCCATATGCAGGCTACACCAAGCAGGACGTGGTAAGGGAGGCCGGCAGGATCCCGGACGAGGAGTACATCAAAGTCCGGGCCATAGTGAATGCCTACTTCGACAGGGCGAACAAAAAGAAGTACACTCTTTATCGAGGCATCGGAGGCTCGACAGGGAAGAAATATAGGGACGATGCTATAGATGCATGGAACAAATACAAGAGCTCGGAAGCCCAGATTGAAATAACCGAGACCGCGCTGAGCGGGTGGTCTTCCAGCCATATGGTAGCAAAGATCCGGAAGGGCTTCGGGACAGGCCGCGGGGGCATCAACGTAAAGTGGACCCAGCCAGTCGAGGACATATTCCTCCCGGATTACCTCTGGCCGAAGAAGCAGTATAAAGGCGAGAAGGAGTGGATATGCTTTGGCTGGCCAGGGAAACATGTTAAACTTGAAAACCTCGAATTCTACTGAGAGGAGAATAAAGTGAAAAAGTTCGACGACATCAAAGAGCGGATCGCCAAGAGCCCGCCCTCCAAGCCGCCCGCCTATCCAACATGGAACGAGGTCCTGGAGGCGGATATCGAGCAGATCATGGCGTGGCTTCTGTTTCTCCCTCCGGCCCAGGTGGACGACCTGGAATATTTTCGCAAGATGGCTGTCATGCATCTGATATCGGCCAGGGGGTGGAGATATAGGGCCGAGGAAAAAGCAAAAAAAGGAGACGAGAATGTATAAAAAAAGACTAGAATATCCAAGACTTACAGAAAAAATTGAGAAAAGAAAATACGACAAGCCTTTGCTAAGAAAAGAAAAAATAATGAATTTTCCTCTTGAGATAATCATGCAGGGAAGGAAGATAGTTTGTCGCCAATGTTCTAGTTGCCATAATTGCAGGTAACTCCACAATGGGCTGTCTAAAAATGGCATATCATATTAGACGTGTGAACAAACTACTGGAAGAATATCCAGATTATCCCATTGATAAAACCTGTCACATAGCAGGCGAGATGATCGGGGCTTCTGAGTGGGATGCTGAGGTCATTATGATGCTTATGACCCATTGCAGAGAAGAAGCGATAGAATGGGCCAAAAAAATCTTTGTAAGGACAAAGAGGAAGATTGATGCCATAGAGTGGTAATATTTAAGGATAATCATCAGATGAAGGGGAATAAATTATAATGGCAAAGTGTAAAGGATGCGGTGCCGATATTCTTTGGATCGAGACCGTGAAAGGAAAGAAAATGCCCGTAGACCCAAAAGAGCTCCTGTTTGTGCATATTGAGAAGGTCTCAGGAAAGGCGGAGGTCCTAAAAGGGTATGTTCCTCACTGGGCTTCATGCCCGGTTAGCGACCAGTTCAAGAGAAAAGGAGGAATAGACCATGCCGTATGATGATATTAATGCAAATATCGGCAGAATTCTTCAGTACATTAATAATCCTCCGCATGTTACAGAATATGATTGGTTAGTTGAAAACTTTCACCGCGTAGAGGAGGCTGATTATCAAAGAAGGTATAAGAACTACTGGAGGATGACTGGAGCGGGGTTGTGCCAAAACTATTGCCAAAGATACTTTCAACATCTTCAGGCTGGGCTGGATGGCAATATACTCGATCCCGGAACTCTCGCCGGTGAGCTTTACAAGACGCCAATCAATAACAATCGAAGAGCACTCCAGTTTTCGTTCTGCACAAAACTATGCCACATGCTGGATCGGCGTCTTCCAATATATGATTCAAATATTAGAACATTCTATGCTTTCAGGACGCCAGGTTATGGATTGACTGTTCAACAAAGGGTCGCACAGTTTATGCGCTTCTATCAGTTTCTTGTCGTGGAATACGAAAGAGTATTGGATGAAGGGCTGCTCCAGGAGTCAATCTGGGCTTTCAGGCAACACCTTCATCCACGGCATTTTACTGACATAAAAGTGATTGACTCATTGATTTGGGCCTGGCGCCAAGTCAGCGACTGACCAAAAAGAAGGAATAAATAGATGTGGGTCTTCACTCGTGATGGATTCTACTCGGTCGTCCATGACCGCTACTGCCAGCCAGACGAGCTAATGGTGAAGTCGCGAGACAAGAGAGATTTGATACGCCTAAGCAAAAAGATCCCTCTCGGGACGGTCCTCGAAACCAAGAAAGCGGATTACCGGTACCGCGCCGTGATCAAGCGGTCGTCCTGGGCGGCTTACGTCTCTCATGAAGCACTTGAGATAGATTATGACAATTTCAAGAGCACAGTTCACGGCATGGACGAGGACGAGACCAGGGAGGTCGCATATATGAACGTATGGGTGGCGCTGAGGAATGCGTATATTTAAAAAGCTATATCCATGTGGATTTTTTTTGGCAAATCTTTAACGAGCTCTTTCCCGTATTTCCTAGAGAGATCCTCTAAAAGCCATCCATAACCGATTTTCTGGAGCTCCTCCACTGCCTCCCTCAAGAATGGCTTTCCTTTCCTGGCCTTCTGCCTTACCTTTTTCCGAAATACCGCCTGTCCGCCTATCTTAAACTTCAGGGCCGCTTTTTTCGGATTCTTGTGGCGCCGATACCCGTAAGGCGGGTTCTTCCTGACGTTCGGGACGATGGTAATCGCCGGCCTGCCATCGTGGACCGCCCTGGCGTATGGGAGGTTTGAGCCGACAGTTGCCACGCCTTTGCCAACCAGGGTTGTTTGGATGGATTTCCGGAGATCCCCTGAGCGGAAAGGTATCCTGTCCTGGTCGGTGGCCAGGTCCTCGATCCTGTACCCGATCTTGAGTACAACCTCGTCAACATCCAGCTTTTTGACGCTCACAGCTCTACCCTCCCAAGATCGACGCCCTTCTTTTCCCGGATCAGCTCGATGAGCTTGTACTTGATGGATGTGAGCTCAAGGTATGTGAAGGATGAGAGGTCCACTCCCGAGATGGTGTCCTCATTCCAGCCCAGGGCGTCTTCCACCTCCTTCCAGGTGATGCCATGTTTCACCCGGGTGAACCGCAGCCATTTGATGAGCGGGGCCTTTTCTCTTATCACGGGCATTGTCACAGCTCCTTATAAATCTTCTCCAGGGCATCCACCAGTTTCTCTTCCGGCGGGGATCCGGTTTCCTGCTCCTCCTCTCGTGGTCCATAACCGAGGTCTTCCCTGGCCTCGTTGGCGTCCAGGATGCCGGCGCCGACAAGCGCGGGGTAATATTCAGAATCCTTTTCCTGGATCTTGGTGTCCAGCTCCTGGAACTTGAAGTCCGCGTCAATCCCCATGTCCTTGAGGATGGGCTGGAGCTTCGTCTCAAAAAGAGTCTGTCGGGGGTTGATGGTGACTTCCTGAAAGACTTTGAGCTGGCCATGGATCTCGCCTCCTCCCCCGAGCTGGCCCGACACAACGATCCCTACGAGCCGGGGCGGGACCCCGTGGGCCGAGACGATATTGTCCCGGCACCTGGCCCGGAGCTTGTCAAAAGAGCCATCCCTGTCTTTCACGTCCAGGGCGAGCTTCTCGAAACGGACAGAGACTTCCTGATCGTTGATGGGGAGGTAAAGGGTCCTGTGGGCATTCTCCAGGCCCTTGAAGTTCGATTGAAAGAACTCTACGACCTTCTTCTCGGTCTCTTCATCAAACTGTCCTCCCTCGACTACGATGGCCAGGTCCGGAACGCCTGAGTTCACGAAGAACTTCTGATTGTAAAGCACAGCATAATAGTCCACCTCGATATCGGGCACTGCGCCCCTCCAGTCCGGGAGGCCGTAATACCGTGACTTGTCGGTGTAGTTGCAGAAGTGGAGGATCTCGCCGTGCTCCGGGTCGCCGGGCTTTTCTCCGGTTTTGTATGCGTAGAAATCGACTGATTCAGCAGACCCCTGGTACACGAACGGGAACTTTTCTCCCCGCTTCCTTCGCTTCATGAGGACAGCAGGCGCGTAGTATAACTCCTCGACCTGCCCCGCCCGATTCCGCACGATCTCAAGGTATCCATTCCCCGTGGTCTCGAAATCGAGGGACACCCTGGCTATGACCTCCTGGAACGACTGCCCCATCTCGTTCACCACGGCCAGCCGGTCCCTGGCAGCATCCTCTTTGGGCACATTAAGGATCTCCAGCCCGAGGTTGACTGTACAATCCGACTTCACGCGGAGGCACCGGGCGTGATAGGAGTTGAAATCGGTCATCCTGGAGTAATAGGCGATGAGGTCGCCTTTCTGCTCGCTCATGGGGCGTTCGACAATGTCGCCGGTCTCTGGCTCGGCCTGCTTTGACTCCTTCTCGAATCTGGCCACGTAAATCACCTTGGCGCCTCCAAAGGCCTTCTTTGCTGTCCCTGCCATCTCAGCCCTCCTGTTTTTCTCCAATTTTTCCCCTAATCTTGGTCCGCATCCAGACCTTTTTTCTCATATAGCGCTATATGAGACGAACCCTATTGTTTTTGCCCCTGGATAACCGAAATAATTTGCACATGGACTTGAGGGAGCTTTTCAAGGACATCAGGCACTTCACTCCGGACGAGTTCGACCGCCCTGATATGCTCGATCGGGATGCCCTCCTGCTCCTAGATGCCATGCGTCACGAGGAGGCCAAGCACAGGCCCATAAGGATCACGGTGAATGCCGACTATGCTTTGACGGGGCACTCGAAGAACAGCCGGCACAAATGCGGAGATGCCTTTGACATCGTGATCCGTGATGCCAGGACTTTAGAGCCGCTCGATGTGATAACGCAGTTTATCATCGCTCTCAGGTACACCTGGGGCGGGGTAGGATTTTACCCATACTGGAACGAGCCGGGGCTCCACGTTGACCGGAGACCCTGGAGCGTCTTCGGCAGGCGGGCCTTGTGGTGGAGGGACGAGAAAGGAAAGTACCGGGCCGTTGAAGAATTTTGAAAGGAGGCCGTGAGAGATGACCGAGATGATCATCAAGGAGCTTGCACCCATTGTCACGTCCATTGTTGTCGCCCTGGTTGCCTGGGGACTCGCCGAGCTTTCAAGGTTGATCCGGCAGAGGACCAAGAACGAGAAGATCTCCAGCGCCTTCGACCACATCTCCAGCGCGGTAATGACCTCGGTCATGGATCTGGAGCAGACTGCCAGGAAGGTTCTTCGGGACGGGAAGCTGTCCCAGGCCGAGGCCAGAAAGCTCAAGACCATGGCGATCAAAAACGTCAAGAACAGGCTGCCGCCTGCGGTCCTCGATGTGGTCAAGAGGGAGCTGAAGGACCTGGACGATTGGATTGGCGCGGAAGTCGAGGCGGCGCTTTATGAGATCAACTCCAGCAAGAGGAACAAGGAGGGACCATGAAAACGAGATGTTTAGTTTATTTTTTGGCCGTCGTCACTCTTCTCTTCATCTTCGTTGCGCTCTCCGGCTGCGCCACCCAAAATGCTGGGCTTTCCCGGTCACCGCTCACCGTCTATATGATCGCCCGTGCCGCTTTCAACGACTATCTGGAAACCTACCTTGACTATCGGGATGCCCTACCGAATGGGCCTGAAAAGACTGCTCTCAGGAAGAGATTCGAGCCCCGGTTCATGCAGGCGGCTGCGCTCCTGGACCTTTGGAAAACAGCGCTAGGAAGGGCTGATGAGAATTCAGCGAGGAAGGCTTTCAACGAGGCGTTCAATGCGCTTCTCAACGAACTGATCACCGCCGGCATCATAAAGCCGGCCATGGGAGGTTAGCCATGGAAGAGGCGTTGGCACTGTTACTGATAGCAGCCGCCAGGAGGGCGATGAACGAGGCGGCGTACTGGGCCAAGGAGCGGTCCGAGGAGGAGATCAGGGTCAGGGCCGCCGAGGAGGAGACCCGCACTAAGAATCTGCTTATCAGGATGAAGCAAGGCTAGGGAGGACCGGATCATGCCGAACTTTCTCAAAAACATGAAGATCACCTTCATCTCCCTCGTCAAGCGCGGGGCGAACAAACGGACCATCATTATCAAGACAGGGGAAGAGGCCCCGGTTTTCCAGAGGGACATCGAGATCCGGAAGGTGGACGAGGAAAACCGCAGGTTCTACTCCATAGTCTATGCGCCTCACGAGGAGGACGCGCAGGGCGACTTCTCCACGCCGGAGGAGATCAAGAAGGCTGCTTATGACTTCATGAAGAATCTCCGCCTCCTGAACGTGGACAGATTCCACAATGAGAAACCCGAGAAGGCGTTCATCGCCGAGAGCTGGCTCCTGCGGAAGGACGATTCCCTATTTCCTGACGAGCCGGAGGGTTCCTGGGCCGTGGGTATTGTAGTCGAGGACGATGAGCTCTGGGCCGACGTCAAGAAGGGAGAGATCAACGCCCTTTCTATGGGCGGAATTGGAGAGAGGGAGCCTGCACAGGGCATCTCAAAGGTGTGGGAAACTACCGAGAACCAGATTAGACACAGGCTCAGAGATCCTGGTGATTTCATCCAAGAATCTTTCCGCACGGTGAAAATCTCCAGCAAGAAGGGCGGAATATTCCTCGTAACCGGGAAGCTCAAAGGCGGCAGCGGCTCCATGGTCGCCCAGGCCATCCGTTTCGCGCTAAAGACTAACGACAACCCAAGCGGCTGGACCGTGGAGGAGGCTAAAGCCTGGTTCGAGGAACACAAGGACCAGTTTAAGAAGACTTGGGGCGAGGCAGAAGTATCAAAGGCAATCCTCAATGACGATCCGGGCATATTGGATCTGGATCTGGATAATGGCCTCATGCAGGCCATATACAAGGCCCTGGAAAAGTTGGGGCTCAAATCCAACAGGAGAGGAGGTGACGACATGGACGAAAAGGAAACCAGGGAGCTGATCAACAAGGTAATCGAACCCATCAAGAAAAAGGTGGATGAGATGGCGAAACCTTTGACAAAGGAGGAGATGGCTGAAGTGGTAAAAGTTGCCATAAAGCCTTTGTCTGAGCGCGTGGAGAAGCTGGAGAAGTCAACCAAGGGATCTCAGCAGGACCCGGACGACATCACCAGGGACGCGGATCTCCAAAAGATCGGGACTGAGATCGCCAAGATGGTCAACGAGGCATAGGCCCCGGAGATCATGATTACAATGAGGAGGTGAAACGTAATGACCTTAGATTTCGGAAGGACGGACACCGTCCAGACCCAGGACAATCTCATTGCAGGCCCCATGCCGAGGGCGGAGGTGGGGATCGTCCTCCAATCGGGACAAAATCTGCTCCGAGGCGCCCCGCTCGGCAGGGTCACAACGACTGGGAAATACAAGGAGTGGGACCCCAACGCCAGCGATGGATCCCAGAATTTCAGGGCCATCCTGGCAGAGGACTGCGACGCCTCGGGAGGAGACGAGAACTGTGTCGCCTACTTCTCAGGACAGTTCAACTATGACGGGATTCAGTGGGACGATGACAAGCACCAGAAAGACGACCGGCTCGATGCGATCCTGGAGGGCCAGGACAGGGGGATCTATATCCTCGGTCACGACATAGGCGTCACTGAGGCTGCATGGACATCCACATCAACCACAACCACGAGCTCGACATCCACCACGACTTCGTCCAGCTCGTCAACAACCACGACGACAGCCTAATGGCTGTTAAAGGGAAAAGACAAGGAGGTGCTGCTAAATGAGCCTTTTAAACTTCGATGAATTCAAATGGAGGGCGATGACCGCCGCCATAAATCAGATCAAGCGTGCGTCCAAACTGGTCAAGGACTTGATCTTCCCGGACGCCCCTCCGACTCCGTCAGAATATATAGACGTGGATGTGGTGATCGGCGGGAGGAAAATAGCCCCGTTTGTCTCTCCGGTACAGGGCGGTATTGTCGTCGAGAAGATGGGAAGGGAGATGAGGTCCATCAGGGTGCCGCGGATCAGGCTGAAGAAGCCCTTCACGGCAGAAGAACTCCTGACCACGAGATCTCCAGGTGCAGGCTTCTATGCGACAGGCGGGTCGGATCTCCAGGCCTATAGGAGAAAGAAAATCGGACAGGAGCTAAACGACCTCAAGAACAACCGCATCATGAACACGGTCGAGTGGATGTGCTGCCAGGCCTTGACCGGCTCCCTCATCTACGAAGGGGAAAATATCTCCTTCCAGATCGATTACCAGATGCCGTCCAGCCACAAGATCACCCTGACCAAGACGGACCTGTGGTCGGACGCGGACAATTCCGACCCGATCAGTAACCTGGACGACTGGGCAAACCTGATCATCAACGCCCTCGGCTACGGCCCTAACCTGATGATCATAGGGACGAACGTAGCCAAGGCGTTGAGGAAACACTCAGAGATAAGGGAGATCCTCGACAACAGGCGGCAGAACCTGGGTCAGTTCACCTGGAGGGCCACCTCGAATTACATCGGGAACCTGGACGGGATAGATATCTTCCGCTACGGGACCAAGTACGACGACCTCAACGACGCAGAGCAGAACTTCTGGAACCCGAACTATATCGCGCTCGTGGCAACCCAGGCCAGGTTTACCACCGAGTACGCGATGATTCTGGACCTCAAGGCAAACGCCAGGGTGGTGGACAAATACTTCTCCAAGTCCTGGGAGGAGGAAGACCCGAGCAATCTATGGATCTTGGCCGAGTCCAGGCCCTTGCCTGTATGCTGGGAGCCCGAGGCCATAGTCTATGCCAAAGTCACATAGATGATGCCTGAAGCGTATGTCTCAACCATTGACTGGGCTCTGAAGCTTTTCCTGACCGCGTTCATCGGCGGTATCGGCATATGGGCTCTCAAAGCATACATCAAGGAGCGGACGACTCTTCCCAAGGCCAAGAACGGGTTCCTGACGCTACAAGATCTCAAGGCGCACTGCTCGGCGGTCCAGGAGCAGTGCCTGGGGAATCTGATCCAGAAGATGGACGCGATTGCCCATGTGATCGACCAGCGGCTCGGCCATGGAGACAGAATGTTTAATGAGCACGCGAAGCGGTTGAGGGAAATCGAAAGAAACATGGTCAAGCTCATGGAGGACTTCAACCAGTTCGAGAAAGGGTTATGTGACCGCATAGTCGCGGTCATGGTCAAACACCAGAAACGGGAGCCTTGAGCCATGGGGTTTGCATCGCTCAACGATGTGCGGAGCATAGGCAACCTGCCTGACAGCACCAAGCTGGACGATACTGTCCTGGAGCCGCACCTGCGCTCGGCCCAGAGGCTCCTGACAAAGTGGATCGGCACGTATTCTGGGGCCACTGGAGACAAAAAAAACCGGTGCATAGAGGCCGAGGCATGCCTGACCATGTACTATGCGTTGCCAGCGCTAAACACCTTTTTCACTCAAGGCGTGACAACTCTCCAGAAGGAAATAGGCGAGATGGAGTTCCAGTTCCATTCTCCAGAAGAACTGGAGGCGATCAGGCAGGCATGGAAAGACCGCGCCATGGAAGCAGTGGCCGAGTGGATATCCGGGGGTGATCGGCATCCCATAGGGTGGTACGCGGTATGACGGCGGTAGATGACGCGATAGAGGAGCATGTCAGGGCCAAAGTCCAGGAGGCCTATCCAGACCTGGAGGAAGATCAGGTCATCGTAAAATTCCCAGAGGCCAGGGCGAATTTCACCCGGCCTCACAACATGAGGGACAACTCCGGCAAATGGGCGGTATGCGAGGAGACCGTCACCTGCATGGTCGCCATTGCATCGGAAGACAAGCTGAACCGGGCGACGCTTATCAGAAAGCTCCCAAGGAAGACATACCAGCTTGGCGGATACAAGGTCCTCCAGGAATACCAGAGGGCAGTAAATGCCGACCTGGTGGAGGTTATCAACATGAAAGGGCTGGTCTTTTACATCAGCTACACATATGTCGTTTACTCTGAATAACAAGGAGGTGTTTTAACATGCCTTTAAGTCCTCACAACACTGAATTACATGAGCTCGGACGGGGCAAGCTCTATATCGCGGAGTGGTCTGGCGGTTCGCCGGGAAGTTACGAGGAAGTCGGGAACTGCCCGCGATTCGAATTCGAGGTGACAGAAGAGAGCCTGCCGCACAAGGAAAGCCGCGGAGGAATCAGGACCCAGGACAAGATCGCAACGATTGAGGCTGGGTATACCCTTTCCTTTGACCTGGACGAGATCGCGGCGGCGAACCTGGCAAAATATGTCCGGGGAGAAGTAGACGCCTCTGACCCTTACTTGATCCATGGAGTAACCACAGACGGCCTCAATAAGGAGTATGCGGTTAAGTTCGTCCAGGACAACCAGGAAGGTCCGAATAAAACCCTTGAGTTTTGGAAGTGCAAGCTGAAACCGGGAGGGGCCTACTCGGTCATAGGCGATGACTGGTCCGTGCTTCCCTTCAGCGGAGAAGGGCTGAGCGATAAGACGAATCACCCCAGCTCGCCCTACTTTGACGTGAAATACCACAGCACGACGACCACGTCGTCCAGCACAACCACGACAACAACAGCTTAATTATCAACCTCAAGCGAAAGGAGTCCGTATGATCCAGACCGGAACCGTAGAGCTCGGCCAGGAAGACAACAAAAAGACCGTGACGGTCAAGGAGCTCACAGTGAGCCAGGTCCTGTCAGTCTTCAACAGGTTCGCAAAACCCGAAGAGGAGGCCAGGGGCGTAGAGGATATGCTGGCCGAGGCAAAGGAACTTTTTTCCATGTCAATCGAGGGCCTCCAGTGGGAAGAGCTCAAGGACTTTACCCCATCAGAGCTGAAGATGCTTTATGACAAGTTCAGGGAGGTCAATGCTGTTTTTTTCGACGTGGCGCGCTCCCTGGGGATCGAGGAGGCCCTGGGAGAGATCACACGCGCACTAAGAAACGACTTTATAAGCATATTTGCCGCCTCCTCGAAAGAGGCCACACGGACGTCCTGAACTACGGTTACCGCTATTTCCTGATCTGCCTTGAGGTCACAGCCGAGCTGGATCTTGAGAGGGAGCTGGATCTGGCGACCGCCTTTCGCATGTCGCAGTTAGACAACAAAGCATGGAAGGAGTACGTGAGACATGCCAGCCGGTTCAAAGAGCGACACGTTAGACGTGATTATCCGGGTAAAGGACGCCGCCACGAAAAACCTAAAAAAGGTTGATCAGGGCCTCCAGAAGATCCAAAACCGTTTAAGATCACTTCCCCGCGCCGTTTTCAACCTGAAGACGGCCTTCGCCGGCCTTGGGCTTACACTGTTAGCCCGGCAGTTCACCCAGGCCGCCTCCACAGCCGAACAATACCAGACACGCCTCAACGTCCTCCTGGGGTCGGCCAAGGAAGGGAATCGCCTCTTCCAGGAAATGGCCGACTATGCCGGGAAGGTGTCCTTCCGCTACGAGGAAATCATGGGCGCCGCCACAAACCTCGCCGGAGTCATGAGGGGAGGCGTTGACGAGGTAAAGGAATGGATGCCCCTGATCGGGGACCTCGCAGCCGCCACCGGTCTTTCAATTCAGGAGACCACGGGCCAGATCATCAGGATGTACAGCGCGGGCGCTGCGTCAGCAGACATGTTCCGGGAGCGCGGGGTCTTGGCAATGCTCGGTTTTCAAGCAGGGGTCTCGTATTCGGCGGAGGAGACGAGGAAGCGCCTGCTAGCCGCTTGGAAGGATCCCGCGTCCCAGTTCCGGGGGGCTGCGGGAGAGCTGGGCAAGACCTGGGAGGGGCTCCTGTCCATGCTCTCTGACAGATGGTTTCAGTTCAGGAACATGGTGATGGAGGCGGGGCTGTTCGACTACCTCAAGGCACTGGTCTCCACGTTCCTGGACTTTCTCGCCAGGCTCAAGAAGGAAGGCAGGCTTGACGATTATGCGAAGAGGATGGCCAAGGGCGTGCTCAGGGCCATCAACGTGATCATCAAGGGGGGCGCGGTCGCCTTGGAGACCATAACGCTCATGAAAAGGGGCTTCGAGGGCATCAAGTTCGTTCTCAACGCCATAGTCCTGGTCTACGCGAAGATGCTGGAGAAGATCACGGGAGGCCTGGCAAAGCTCGCAGGCCTTGTGGGTCAGAAGGGCCTCGCAGGGCGCCTCCAGGGGATCTCGGAGGGTTTCCGGGCAATAGGCGAGGTCTCCGTTCAGGAGATGAGCAAGTCAGAGAAAAAGATGGCGGAGCTGGCGAAGAAGCAGGGGGACTACTGGAAGGGCGTCTCCAAGTTCATCGAGGATGTGAAACAGAAGGCCGAAGAGCTAGGGAAAGTCCAGGAGAAGGAAGAGAGGCGGATAAAACTCAAGCCGCCGGTCGATCTCAAAAAGCTGGAGGCGGAGCAGAAATCGTATGTCTCCCGCCTTTCAGAGACCACGAAGACAGCGCTCCTGGTCCTGGAGAACGCCTACAAGAACGGGACCATCGCTCTGAAGGACTACTTTGACGAACGGAAGGCCCTGATATCCAGGCAATACGAGGCTGAGATAAAGCTCGCGGAGAAGCTGGCGGAGCAGGAGGCGGACCCCGCCAAGAAGATCGCCCTCCAGGACAAGGTGTTCAAGCTTAGGGCCGAGTTCAACCGGGCTCTGATCGCCCTGGAACAGGAGCGCTTCGAGAAGACCAAAGAGCTGGACGAGAAGGAACTGGACCGCAAAAAGATCCTTGAGTCATTAAAGCTCAGGATAGCCACCGATTTTGCCGGGACCCTTCAGGCCCAGTTTCAGCGCGAGCTCGCGGAGATGGACCAGCGGCACCAGGAGGAGATAAAGCGCCTCCAGGAACTCAATGCCAAGAAGGAGGAGATCGAGGAGGCATACAGGCTCCAGAAACATGAAAAAGACAAGCTCATGCTCGACCAGGAACGGAGGCTCAACGAGTACAGGCTCCAGCTCGCCTCAGATACTGCAAGGGGCATGTCGGATATATTCAACGAGGTCTATGAGCTGTCGGGACAGAAGCGCAAGGAATTCTTTTACCTCTCAAAAGCTGCGGCACTGGCAGAGGCCATAATCAACACGAGCCAGGCGATTACCAAAGCCATGGCCCAGGGCGGGATATGGGGGATTGCCCAGGCAGCCGTAATCGGTGCAAAGGGGGCTATACAGATAGCGAAGATCAGCTCCCAGACGCTGGGATCCGGAGGACTGGTCCTCGGGAAATCGCCTTCTGCCACTGCGGACGACAAGCTCGTGGCTGCCACGTCAGGGGAGTTCATGCAGCCGGTCGATGCGGTCAAGCATTACGGCCTCGGCGTCATGGAGGCTATACGCCAGAAGGCCATCCCAAAATCCATCCTCTCAGAATTCTCGGTCCCTGGTTGGAGCCGACCGAGGTTTGCATTTGCGACCGGCGGCGCGGTTACAGGGGCAACCGTCCCGGCAGGACAGGGGGTGACAGTCGAGGCGAGCATCTTCAACCTCCAGGACCCGCGAGAGTTTGAGCGACAACTCGCGTCCGCCAGGGGCAAGAATGCCCTGATAAATTTCATGGGACAGAACAGGCAGACCATACGGCGAATACTGAGGGGATAGGTGTCCATCATCAATACATACCTCCTGAAGAAACCCGATTGGTCCTCCCCGGTGAAGGTGCTCAAGAGCTGGAGGACAGGCGTCCAGAAATCCATCCAGTCAGCAGAGAAAAGAGGTCGGATATACTCCAGGGCAAGGATCGGCATCAGATTCATTCTCAGGGCCGCTGACTACGCCGAGGCGGCCTATATCCACAGGAAGGTATACAAGTACCAGGGCGGCATCGTGGGAATCCCCCTGTGGCCGTACCTGGCCAGGATAGAGGCCCAGGCATCGGCGGGGCAGAAGGACGTCCAGGTAGAGTCAACCGTCAACACCTTCTTCACCCCAGGCCGCACCGTGGTGCTCATGGACCCGGCCAACCCGGAAAATTACGAATCAGGTGTCATAGCGTCTGTCATAGCAACTGTCATAACACTTGAAAATAACCTCGATAATACCTGGGACGCAGGAGATGAGATCGTCCCGGTGATCCCATGCAGGATCGGGGACTCTAACTCGTTCACGTGGGCAACTGACAGGAATCTTTCCATCAGCATAGAGGCAAGAGAGGCGATAGCTGACTAATGGCATTTGAGGACTTCACAATATTCACTGAAGTCGATGAAGACGGCGACATAACCGTATCCCAGAACCTGATCCAGGTCGATACGATGCGCCGGGATGTCCGGAGCTACGTCTATAAGGATTATGGCCCTGATTACTTCGGTGATTTCACCCATGACATTGACATTGACTGGACGGCAGTTTCCGCAACCGCTGCGACGGCGGTGGTTTGGGCGCTGACGAACAACTCCTACACGATTACCGAAATGGACTCTAATTCCGATGGAATTAGGGTTTTTGTGCACTTTGACGGCACGGATTACGTTATCTGGCTCAGCGATAGAGTCGATGGTGTTTATGATTCTTACACTTTTGGTTCTTCTCTTCCCGGCAAGAGGTATCTCACAATTGAGCGGTCTGGGACCAGCATTACCTGCAAGATATACACGGATTCTGCACGCACGAACCTCGAAGCCACCCTTTCCATCACTGGGACATCTAACGCCTTTAGGAACCTTTTCGGGCTGATGTCCGCAGAGAGCGAGTCTACTCCTGCCTCCACGATAACAATTGATGTAAGCAACCTGGAGCTCGATGCAGGCGGAACCACTACGACCACCACACAGAGCACGACCACGAGCTCAACGACGACATCATCGAGCACGACAACGACGGGGACGCAATCAACCTCAAGCACCACCACAACGACCGTGGGTCCCTTCCCCTGTGACAGTTACCCGGACCACTGGGCCTACGATGCGCCCCAAGAGTGGACCCACAACGAGAGCAACTGGGCCGGGCGGACCTTGAGGTATGTCATCCCCGCCTCCAGCTTGAGGGCGGGCGGGGCCGAGGTATCCATCTACTTCCCCTGGCAGGGGCTCGACTACCAGATCGGAAAATGCTACATCGGCCACCAGGCCGCCTCCGGCCACGAGTACGATTTTGACGGGAACCAGGTCCAAGTGACCTTTGGCGGAGGCAATGCCGGCGTCACGGTCACCTCTCCCGGAGAGTGGTCAGATCAGGTCGCCTTTGACCTGGACCCGTCCAAAAGCCTGGTCATCGCTGTTTACTTTGTTGACAACGGCATCCCCAGGGGGCCGCTTGAACCTAATGTCACAGGGTACTGGAAGGATGGGGATGATGCGGCGACACAGGATGCCATGGGGTATTCGCTCCTGCCGAACTACACAGCGCAGAGGGCCATAGACATCATTTGCGTGTCCTCGGGCCTTACGACCACGAGCACCACAACGACTTCATCGACCACATCGAGCACTACCACCTCCACCGGGCCTGGCACGACCGCCACGACCACGAGCTCCTCAACCACTACATCCACACAGTCGACCACTTGCACGACCACAACGTCAGGGCCTTACTGGTCATGGTACCAGGACAGGCCGGTCTTCCTGGTGCACCCCAATTGGATTTCGCCCATTGACTCAGGAATAGACGATCCGACAGACATCACCGTCTTTTATGGGAAGGAGTATGCCTACGGGCACTACAAGGAGGGGGAAACTACGCTCCAGGCCGAGTACCTGCGGGCAGACAGGGAGGAGGTCATGTCCGTGTTCGACTTCTTCGATCTGGTCCGGGGCAGGCACATTAGCTTCTGGTTCCCCACCTGGCGGTCTGACATAGTCGTCAATACGGCCTTCGGGGCAGCGGACGTTACCCTGAGCGTCGAGGACTTCAAGTGGGAGGAGTATTTCGAGCACAAAGCCACAGCACAGTATCTATTCTTTGCGTTCCCGGACGGGACAACGACTATAAGGAAGCTCATCTCAGCCACGGCCACTTCAATCACGCTGGACCAGGCTATCGGCAAGAGCGTGTCGGCGGAGGAACTCGGTCAGCTCCTGGTCTCATTCCTCCTCTATGGCCGGTTCGACCAGGACGAGGTGGAGGTAGAATTCATGAGCTCCGAAGCCGCAAAGGTCAATCTGAGCTTCCGCTCGCTGCCCTACGAGACGCCAGGGGTGATAACCAGCACATCCACCACGACCACGAGCTCCTCGACATCAAGCTCCACCACGAGCACGACATTGTAGAGGAGGAGAGGCGTGAAGAACCAAACACAGAGCTATATCAGCAAGGAGGAGGCGGTCGAGGCAAGGCCCGTCGAGCTTTACCATTTCTGGAAGGCGGACGGGTCTCAGCACTGGAGATACACCTCCCATGACGCGGACGTGGAATACCAGGGGAAGACCTACCAGGCCGCCGCGATCAACAGGGGGCCGGTGCAGTACGATTCAGACGTCGAGGTCTCAACCCTTCAGGTCTTCGGCGTGTTTCAGGATGACCCCGTGGTGGAATACCTGGCCCAGAACCCGGTAGAAATCGTGTGGGCAGAGGTAATCCGGGTTCACAAGGATCTGCCGGACCAGGGATCTAACGTATTCATCGGCCAAATTTCAGGCGTCGCGTTCCAGGGCCAGGAGGCGATTGTCAACTGTGTGGGGTTCGAGTTCCACCTCCGCCAGCCCGCGCTGTCATTGAGGTACCAGCCCAGGTGTAATCATTTTGTATACGATGAGATCATAGACGGGGTTGGGTGCGGCGTCGATAAAAGTGCACACAAACTCACAAAGCTTGTGACCGTAAATGGGCTGAGCCTCACCAACGCTGACCTTGCGTCCTACTCGGACGGGTACTTCAAGTACGGCTGGGTCGAGTGGCAAGGGCACAGGAGGATGATCGTCTCTCACGAGGGGCAGGAGATCAAGATCCGGTATCGGATACCCGGCCTAATGTCGGGCGCCACAGTGGACATATATCCAGGGTGCGACGGCAGGGCGGAGACGTGCAGGGACAAGTTTTCCAATATTAACCAGTTCCTGGGGTTCACACAGATCCCCGTGGATAACCCGGCGACAAAGTACTGAGAGGGCAATGGAGGAATATTTCGGGAATAGGGAGAACGTCAAGCGCCTCAAGGAGGTCCTCGAAAGCTGGGAGGGAACACCCTGGAGGCATAGGACAGCCGTGAAGGGCCTGGGCGCCGACTGCATCCACTTCGTCCTGGGGGTCCTCGATGAATTGAACGTCCTGGATCTCAGGCAGATCCCCGTTCCGGACTACCCCCCTGACTGGCACCTCCACAATACGAGGGAGCTCCTCTACGAGGGGCTTCACCGATATTTGAATGTGACGGACGTCCCGGTCTCCGGGGTGAAAAACGGCGACATAGTCCTGGTCCACTTCGGGAAGGCGGCGAGCCATGCGGCATTTTACCTGGACGGGTTCATTTACCACTGCGTGCGGCCCGGAGGTGTGTCCAAGGGATCTTTCAGCGATCCCACGTGGAGGAAGAGGATGAAGATCGCAGTGAGGCTAATGTCATGAGTGTGGGAGGCCTGATAGGGGGTGCAGTCGGGGGCGCTGTAGGCTTCCTGATAGGCGGGCCTGTCGGGGCCGCCATAGGCGCCGGGATCGGCGCAGGGATAGGCATGATGGTCGATCCTGTCCAGCCCGACATGCCTGCTCCTGGTGATCCGGGGGCTGCGGCTGTAAACCTGGCCAAGGAAGGAACCCCGGTCCAGGACGTCCTTGGCACAGTGAAGGTGAACGGGAACATCATATGGTCATGCTGCTCCAGGTCTGTCGAGGTCAAGGAAGAGCAGGGCGGCAAGGGCGGAGGCTCCCAGGAGGTGACGACCGGGTACGAGTATTATCTCACCTGGGCCATCGGCATTTGCAGGGGGCCGGTGGACAGGCTCTACACCGTGTATGCCAATGACAAGGTGGTCTGGTCCGGGGAGCTTGAAAGGCCCGCATCGGGCGGGATGGTGACAATATCCCTCGAAGGGATGGGAGCCTGCGACTTCTACTTTGGGACCGAGGACCAGGAGCCCAACAGCTACATGGGAGCAAGGCTCCGGGACTCCTCCCTCAACCCTGCGTACAGGGGCATCTGTTACGCCGTCCTCAAGGACTGCGCCCTGGGAAGCTACAACAGGGCTCCGAGCCTTTACTTCGTGGTCCAGAAATCTCCATCCATAGAGGCCTTGGAGAGCGGCTACAAGGATATAGAGACATACGATTACAACCCTGCGCACGCTGTATACTACGTCCTTAACAGGATGGCAGATATTGACGTCCAGTATTTGGACGCAGACGATTTCAACGAAGCAGCCCGGATACTCCAGGGAGAGGCGAGGGGAGTCTCCATCGGGTTCAGCCAGTCTTCCGATGTACTGACCTACGTCGAGTCCATCTTAAAGCACATATCCGGCGGCATCCGCTGGGGAGGAGATTCGAAGCTTCACCTGTTCCTGTACCGCGAGTCACAGGACACTGATTCACTCCCGTCCTTCGGTCCTGAAGACTTCCTTGAAAAGCCGAGGATCGACCGGAAGTCGTGGCTCGACACCATCAACGAGTTCAAGGTCCAGTATTCCAGGAGGATCTTGCGGGAGCCGGGATGCCCCACGGGGTGCGACAACTTCGCCATCTCCTCACAGGCCGAGATAGGAAACAACGAGACGCGCCAGTTCACGGTCCAGAACGATGACTGGACTGAGGAGAACTGCTCAGACCTTTCCTTCCTGAGCGACGGGCTGCCTGAAGGTCGGAAAGGCGAGTTCTGGGGCCTGGTATACCAGGGAGGCGGCAAGTGGCAGGGCAACTACACGACCAACAAGGACCTCTGCACGGGCCAGGACCCTAACGACCCGGACTGCCCCATCATCTGCGGGATCAGGATACCATGCTGCACCTGCGAGACGGTGGATGACTTGGCATGGGATAGCGTCAGCAACCCTGAAACCATGGCACCTGGCGACAGTGAGACGATCTACGTTACAGGAGGCAGAGGACCGTTTATATGGACCATTAAACAGGGATCCGGCTTTGGTTTTGACGCTGCTGGCACGTTGAAAAGCATTCAGACCGCTCAGGAAGCAAGAAGCGTTCAGCTATATACAAATGGTGCAGCCTGCGGGTCATGCGAAATTGAAGTTCTGGATTTCTGCGGACAAACTGCCACCGGCTATATCCGGTGTACGACCGGTGTGTGGAAGCTAAAAGGACGGTATTGCGGCCTGAAGGGGAGCGTATCATGTTACGGAAACTATGGAGGCGACATCACCTATTACGAATACATCTTTGGAAACAAGAAACAAGTGCAGGCTACCAAACTTCCGGACGAGCAAAAAATACATCCTCCGAATCATTGCCAATGGTGTCAGAATATGGCGGATGCTTACCCGTGCGGAGATGCTCGTTGGCCCAATACCTGCAATGAATCGAACTGTATCGACGGCGATCATCCAGATCTGCCGGGGCTGTTCGAGTGCAAATCAACGGATGACTGGAGTTGCCACTGGCAAGATACCTGCTACACGGATCTCGGAGGAGATCGATGTTACGAATGCGATAACGGTGATATCCACTGGCAGGCTGATATGAGGATGGCCTGTGTGTACCATGACGGATCAGACCCCGGGTTGTGGTACTACGAATGGGAATGCTCATAGAGAGGGAAATGTTATGGATTATCAAAGATTCAAAGAATTGGACATATTGCTGGGCGCCTTTGAAATCAAGGTGAGACGGCAATTCAGAACATTTTTGAAGCTGATGGACATTCTCGAAATATCGCGGGAGGAATATGATGCTTACATTGATGAATGCATCCGGCAATACAGGCAGGATACGGAAAAATGGGGCGATGCAAAGCGGGAAAAGAGAAATAGGGAAATAGAACACAGAAAGCAGCTATTGACGGCACTTTTGCCCAAGTGTCCAATATGCGGCGAGATTTTAAATTTTCAAGAGCTCTCGTGCACGCAAAAGAAAAGGACCAAGAAGCCCGGACTGTGGTTTTGCAAGCGGGGCTGGAACAGCGAAGATCCGAAGGAATGGTGCGGGTTCGAGCAGTTTTCCCAGTTCGACAATGAAGACATAACGGGGTTCATCGTATTGGAAAAACCAATTCCCTTGGAGTAAGTAGAAATGACAATCATTGACTACCGTGAAGCCATAGCTCCCGTGAACGACCCCGCTAACAGGGAAATCGTCCGGAGGCTAAACTCTAGGACAGTCAAGCTAAGCATGTTCACAATGCCCAGGAACGCGACCTGGGCTGCTGACCGGGGGCTGAAGGTCGAGGCTTATCCCCTGGCGAACATATCCTTCCCGGCCAACAGGAATTTCTTCAGGGTCGAGCCGGGAGACCAGTTCAAGTTCAATTACCCGCAATGGGGCATATCGGACATGATCTGCCGCGTAGTCCGGATCACGGAGGAGGACCTGGAGACCGGGGCGATCCAGGTGACGGCCATAGAGGACATAGATCACATATCCGCGGAAGCTTTCGGCGAGGCGGCAAGAGGAAAGTGGCCGATTGAGACAGAGACGTTATCAGCCCTGGACCATGTCCGCGTCATCGAGGCGCCTTTTGTCCTGGCGGGGGACGCCATCAAGATTATACCTCTCGCGGCAAAGAAGGCGGGGACCGAGGCCGGATACTATCTATACATGTCCATAGACGCCGGGGCCTCCTACCAGAAGATCGGGACAATAGGCTCTTACCAGCTCTATGGCACGCTGGCGGAGGACTATACCTCGGACACATACCAGATCGATGAACAGACAGAGGGGATCTTGGTCGATTTCGATGTGGCCAGGGATGAAGACCTCGACTTGGTTCAGTCCATCACCAGAAGCCAGATGGTGTCGGGGCAGAACCTGGCTCTCATGGGGGACGAAATAATCACCTTTCAGAACGCAACGCCCGTGACCGCGACCAGGTACCGCCTGAGCGGAATCTTCAGGGGACGGTACGACACAGAAAAAACTGGCCATGCAGCGGGCGAAAGTTTCTGGTTCATAGGGACCGACCTGTTTCGGGTCATATCCCACAGCGAGCTCAGCATCGGGACCAACAGGAAATTCAAGATGGTGCCGTTCACGTCCAAGAGGTCTGGGGATATCTCGGAGGCCACCGCGGTGGATTACACGGTCACAGGAAGGGCGAAGAAACCCTATCCGCCGGGGAGCCTCAAGGCCAATGGTTCATGGATAGGAAGGTACAGCAACGACATAGTTCTAACATGGACGGCTAGGTACAGGGGAGAGGGCGCTGGGATCGGAGATCCCCAGACGGTCCTCGACGCGGCGCCTTCCTTTGAATATTCCTTCGAGATCGAGGTGTGGGTCGGGGGCGTGCTCAAAAGGACGGCAAAGGGCATCGAGGACGACACCTGGACGTACACCGAGGCCATGAACATCGCGGACAATGGCGCCCTGGCCGACTCGCTCACATTCAAGATCCGGCACATACGGACGGAAAACTATATCGAGTCGGACCCGGCAGAAATAACGGTTTACAAGGAGTGATACCATGACAGACACGCAAAAGTATGACCTGATCGAGATCGACTACAGCCACGAGGGCTGGAACGGGGACCTCACCACAAACATGCAGAAGCTAGACGACCACCTCCATACCAGGGTATTGGTCACCCTGGGCGAGGCGGTCAACCGGGGCGACGCCCTTTACCAGGACACGGACGGGAAGTGGTACAAGGCTCTCGCAGACGGAAACAAGCAGCCGGCCAGGGGGCTTGCTGTCGAGGGCGGATCGGCGGGACAGCAAATCAGGATGCAGAGGATAGGGCCGTTCCAGAAGACAGGCTGGAGGTTCAAGGTCCCGTACAAATTGTGGCTTGACGACACGGTGGCGGGTGTGTTAAGTCATCATAAGCCCGCATCAGACGCCCAGTGCATGGGCCACGCCATAGCGTCCGACACGATCTTCCTTGACATACAGGACCAGGAGGAGGTCGGCCCCGCTTTTTTCGGCACCACGACGACACAATCAACGACATCGTCATCGACGACCAGCTCCGGCACAAGCACGTCATCTTCAACATCATCAACCACGACTGAGAGCACGACAACGTCGTCCAGCATGACTACGACTACGCAGTCGTCCACCAGCACCACGACGACCACGACGGCGTGACGTGCAGAAGGAGCAGGCATGAAGATAGCGATCATGACAAACTTCCAAGAGTTTCTCCCCGGCTACAGCCTTACCGGGATCGTCAAGGACCAGGTCATCATGCTCAGGCGGCACGGGCACGAGGCCCATCTCTATGTGTCCGAGAAGTACAATGGCGAGGAGTTCTCCCCTGGGATCCCCGTCCACAAGAAGGTCCCCTTTGCCCACCTCAGAGACTATGCCTCCATAAAAGAACTCTCGGAAGACCATAGGAAGATAGCAGAGGCGACTGCAAAGATGCTCGTGGAGGAGCTTTTCGAGTTCGACATGGTGTGGACCCATGACTGGATATTCACGGGCTGGAACGTCCCCTACGGGCTGGGCTGTCAGCTCGCCTGGCCGAACATGGCGAAGCCGGCATGGCTCCACTGGATTCATTCAGTGCCGTCGAACAGCCGCGACTACTGGCAGATTAGGGCATATGGCCCCAGGGCCAAAATAGTGTTCCCCAACAGGACAGACGCGCTGCTCGTGGCAGAGCAGTTCAGGGGCGAGATAGATGACGTGAGGCCCATCCACCATATCAAGGATTTGCGGACCTTCTATGACTTCCACGCGGACACATGGCGCTTGATCGACCTCGTGCCGCAGATCATGAGCGCAGATGTGGTTCAGATCCTTCCGGCATCGGCGGACCGGCTCAGCGCGAAGAGGGTCCGGGAAGTGATCACCATATTCGGGCATATCAATCGGCGCGTCAACGAGGTGTGCTTGGTGATCGCCAACCAATGGGCCACGGAGAGGCAGCACAGGGAGGATATCGGGAAATACTACGAGCATGCAAAGGAATGCGGTCTTGAACCGGGCCGTGACGTGGTGTTCACGAGTGACGTGATGCCGGAATACAGCGTGGGGATCCCCAAGCGGATGATCAGGGAGCTTTTCCTGTGCTCCAACCTTTTCATCTTCCCGACCAGGGAAGAGTCCTTCGGCCTGGTAGTGCCGGAGGCGGCGCTCCACGGGGTCCAGCTCGTGCTCAACCGATCCTTGATCCAGCAATACGAGGTGGCGGGGCACAATGCGCTTTTTTTCGACTTCGGTTCATACCGGCATAAGCACCACAACAAGATGGGAGACAGGTACTACGCGGAGATAGCGGTCATCACCCTCGGCATGATGGCCAAATCGGATGTGATCCGCTCCAAGACCTTCGCCAGGAAGTGCTACAACATGGATTACCTCTACCGGGCGGAGTACGAGCCCGTGATGGGCGAGTCGTTGATCTGGGGGAGGAAAGCGGCATGAGGCTGGTGTTCTTCTACTATTCGTACAAGCACGGGTACGGCCAGGGCCAGGCATGGGACCCGTGTGCCGAATCGAATAACTACTATGCCGCGCGCTTTACCCAGGAGGGCTACTATAGGCTGATCCAATACATGGCCGACCTGCGGATAATCGACGAGGCCCTGGTGGTCATAGAGTCGAGGGAAAGCCCAGGGTACCGGGTTTACAGCGAGAAAGTGCATTGCCTTGTCATGCCCGATATAACGGCTCTGACCGGGCTTATCAAGGCCGGCAATGATGTCATATGGGTCAGGGGAGGCTTCAAGCACTGGCATGACTGGCTCTTTGACCTGCATAAGCAGGGGTTCTGGCTCATGATCTATGCTGCCAATACCGGCAGGCAGAAGTGGAAGTTCTGGGACGTGGTGTTCAACGACCTGGACGGGAAAGACCATGTCGATGGCATCGGGAGGGTGCACCTGGACTTCAGGAAACCCATCAACGATGAAATCTTTTACCTGAACCCCGTGCGCGACAGGTGGGACGTCATGATCGGCGCGAGCCGGGTCCACGACAAGAAAGGCCAGTGGCGGGCTATAGACGCCTTGGCAACATACAAGGAGCTTTATAAGGAGCCTTTGCGGGCAGTCGTGCCGGGGCCGTTCTCGCGGGGCGTGCAAACCAACAGGATCAGAGAGAAGGTCCTTTTTCACAACCTGCCAGTGGATATCCTTGGCGAGGTGCCCAGGGAAGATCTGGCTGTTGTAATGAACTCGACAAAGATTTTTGTTGGCCTGGGCTCTCATGGCCAGGGGGACCGGGGACCCATGGAAGCCATGGCGTGCGGATGCCCGCTTCTGATCGGGTATCCCTGGTACCACGCGCCATGGGTGACGGCAGACGAGAGATATGCCGCGGTCTCTGAGAACCCGGACAACCCAATCGTTGTGGCTACCGAGATAAACAAGATGTTGAGCGAATACACGCCGGCGCTGAGGCAGGAGGTCAGCCGCTACAGGGAGGAGTGCGCCGGCATAGAAAGGCATGCGCTGCCTCTGATGGCCAGGCTCTTCTCCTGGTTCAAAGAGAACCCGCGGGCAAACAGGAAAGCGCTGGCGAAGGAGCTGGGGTTGTGAACTATGGGAAATTCTCAGTCGTGATCCCGATGGTAAACCGGAAGATGGCAGAAAGGCTTCTTGGTTCAATTGAATCTATTGAAGACCATTCATACGGCCTGGAAAGGATGATTATCATCGACAATACCGGCCAAAACAAACCCCTGGACATAGGATTATCTTTCTCCGATGTCCTGGTTTTGAAGCCCTCAAAACCTCTCCCTGTCAACCCCTCATGGGAAATAGGGATCAGGCTGTCTGGCGACGTCGATTACGTGAGCATCCTCAACGATGACGTTATCCTTTGGCCTCGTTTCTTCGAGCGGGTTGCATCTGTTTTTAGGCAGTATCCTGACGCTGGCGCAGTTTGCCCCCATACTTTGACGCCGCATAATGCTGACAGGCCTGCTCCTCGCATCCATCGCATGAAGAGAAAAGAGGGCTGGGCATTCACCATGCGGAAGGCCCTCCTCGACAATATCCCCCCGATCCCGGAGGGATGCCGGTATTTCTTCGGGGACAACTGGTTCTGGTGGTTCACATACCGCAAGTTCAACATGTTCTGGTATAAGGACACGGGGAACGTAATATGGCACGAGATCGGGGCATCTATCAAAGAAATCGATGGATACCGCAGAATCAAGGAGGAAGAGAAGGAGGCCTGCTCCAGGGCATTGAGGAAATACTTCCCCGACCCCAAAAGGGAGGGTACGACATGAAGCCCAGGAAGTTCAGGCAAATGGAGTTTCGGGACCTCTTGGTAGAGCTGATACGGCTGCTCCAACCAAGCGTGTATTGTGAGGTCGGGGTCAAGCGCGGGTACACCTTCAATACAATAGCTCCTTTGGTCGATCTAGCCATTGCCGTGGACATAGCACCACTCAATTGCATCGAAGGGCCTTTGCCGGGCCGGAAGATAAAGAAATACCAGATGAGATCGGACGAGTTCGCAAAAAGATACAGGGGTCCTTCCATAGATTTCCTGTTCATCGATGGGGATCATTCCCGCGACCAGGTCATCAAGGACGTGTTTGAAATAGGCAGGAAGCACGTCAGGGACCAGACTGGGCTTATCTTCCTCCATGACACCTATCCCGCCGTTCCAGAGCTTGCGGTTCCGGGGTATTGTCATAACGCCTGGGAAGCAGCCGAGTATTTCCACAAGCACGGCAGTGAGTACAAGTTCGAGGTCGTGACACTGCCCGGTCCTTGGGCCGGGCTTTCCATCATGAGGAAGGTCGAGGCAGGACACCTTCACTGGAGGAGCAATGAAGCCGCTTGAGGACATATACGGCGAGAGGTTCTTCAAGTTAAGACACCGTCTGAATTGGCGCGCCCCGATAGTTTGCAGCGCCATTCAAGAGGTTTTTGACCCCCGCTCGGTCATCGATGCGGGGTGCGCGACCGGGGACTTGGTCGCAGAATTCATGACCATGGCGGTTGACGCCTACGGTATCGAGGGCTCCAGGGCCGTCATGCCATACCTTGAGTGCTCAGCAGGGAGGGTATTCTTCTATGACCTCCGGAAGCCCCTCCCAGGCCCTTCCAGGCGGTACGACCTTGCAATATGCTTTGAGGTGGCGGAGCACATCGAGCCGGAACATACAGAACAGTTCGTCTTGAACTTAGTTAGCCTCTCAGACCGCATCCTTATGTCAGCGGCGCCTCCGGGCCAGGGGGGACACCACCATGTCAACTGCCAGCCGCCGGGATACTGGGTGCAGAAGTTCTGGCAGTACGGCTTTTTTAGGAACCTCAGCCCGGAAAACAAATTTAAAGCGCGGCTTTCGCCATGGGCCTGGAAGAAGGGCATCAAGGCATACTACGAGAATAGCCTCCACTTTGAACGAAACAAGGAGTTCGCCCATGATTGAGATCCTGATGACGGCGACCAAGAGGCCGGAGGTCATCGAGAGGACCTTGAGATCGTTCAAGGCCAATCTGTTCCGAAACATTCCGGCGAAGGTGATAATAAACATAGACCCGGTGGGACCTGCTAAGACAAAAGATACCCTCGACGTGGTGGGCGAGTACTTCCGGGTCAAGTCGGTCAACCTGCCGGAGGTGCCGCACTTCGGCAAGGCCTTCAAGTGGGTGTGGTCGCAGGCTGAGGCGGAGCTCTGCTTCTGGCTAGAGGACGACTGGGAGCTGATACGGCCCCTTAGTCTCCTCGATATGATGGAGGTTATGTTTGAAACCCCGGACCTGGCGTCTCTTAGGCTTAACTGGAAGCCCACGAAACAGTGGGCCATGAAGAACTGGAAATTTTACTTTTTGTGGGTCCAGATAACCAAGTCGGGCCTTTTCGAGTGCCCCAGGAAGGACCGCCAGGAGGTCGGATTCTGCGGGCACCCCTCCCTTCTTCGGGGCACGTTTGTGAGAAAGTGCGCTCGGTGGATAGACCCGGAGCTCAACCCCGAGAAACAGTTCCATGCCGGGAACGAGAAGCTGATCAAAGAGATCCTCAAGTGGAAGTACGGCGTCTATGGAGGGCAGAACCAACCGCCTTCGGTGAGAGACATCGGCAGGGAATGGATGGTCAGGCAGGGCTATAGGAAGAAGGGTAGCAAGGCCTGGTTCGTGCAGTGGGAGGAGGTGGCTTGATGGTCAAACTGTCCGTGATCATACCTTTCTGCAACGAGTATCCCCAAGTAATATTCAGCATCCGGGCCATCGCCGAGGAGCTAATAGGCCGGGTCGACTTCGAAGTCATCGCGGTGGACAACTATTGCACCGAGCTTCACAACCAGAAGAAGACCGTCAAGGTCAGGCGGGACGGAGAGGAGCTAGAGGACGTTGAGTCAAAGCAATACCCGGACCGGGGAGGGGAGGTTATCGAGGGGTCTCAGAGGGCGTGTTCTCCCTGGCTGAAATATGTGAGATACAATAAGAAACTCTCCCACTGGAACGCCAAGAACGTGGGGCTCCGAGTTGCCACGGGTGAGTTCTTCTACTTCGTGGACGCCCACGTCGTCCCCAGCCGGGATTCAATCTCCCGGATGTTCTTCTACTACGAAAAGCGCTGGCAGGACCTTAACGGCACCATTGCCCTTCCTTTGACCTACAAGATCCTGGAAAGCCGGCGGTTGATCTACAAGCTATTCATCGAAGACGACGGGACGGTCCATTACAAGTTCACGCCTCTCCGGAAGACAGATGGGCCTTTCCGTGTCCCATGCATGTCCGCCTGCGGGGTCATGATGCACAGGTCCTTCATAATGGAGGGCCTGGGCGGGGGATGGCCTGAGCACCTGGGGATCTACGGCGGCGGGGAGAACTTTCTCAACTTCGTCCTGGCGACCCAGGGTAAGACTGTCAACGTCTACCCCTTCGGCACTCTGTACCACCACGGGGATCCGCGGGAGTACTATTGGAACTGGGTGGATTACACCAAGAACCGGGCCGTGGCCAACTACATGATCGGCGGGGAGGAGTATATGGACCAGTTCCTTGACAGAAGAAAGGGCGACCGAGGAGTGTTAAACAGAATCAGGACTGAGATCTTGGAGTCATGCAGAGATCATAGGGAAAAGATCCGAAAAACTCAGAAGATGTCCATCCAAACGTGGGTGGAGAAGTGTATCCTAGAAGGATGGTTGGAGGATGAGCAGATGATAAGGAAATTTAGGATGATATATTAGCTTGTTATCGTTGTTTCAATATTTGAAGCACATTACCATCCAAATCAACTTTTGCTTTTACGGAATTCGTAACAATTCCCCCAAAAGCGTTCTTGCCTCGAAAGGTTGTTTGGACAATGAGATAATCACCCATGTCCCAGTAAACTGTTTCAACGTGCTTGTAGCTGTCTGGATCATTCATCAGTTTCTTAATGACCTTTTCGAGGTTTCTGTGTGCGCCATTCCAGGCGCTGAATTGACTCTTGATCCTTTTCTGCCGCTCTCTGGCGAGCCGCTCTTTTTCCTGCTGCTCTTTGAGTTTACGCGAATAATAAGCATGCTTCTGTTTGTATCGGGCATTTTCAGGCCTTAATGAGATCAATTCAGCATAGAGATTTTTATTTTTTTCATATTCTCTTGCGGGTATTCTTTTGAGCTGGGCCAAAATTTCCTTTTCCCTTTTCTCCCGCCTAATTTGATCCACTACAGCCTTTGATTTCTCATATAATGCCCGAAGTTGCGGATCATTACTTGCTAGATATTTTTTTGCAATAGAAACAGCTTCTTGATATTTCCCTTTTTGATATTGATCATGAATCTGTGTCAGGATAGAGGATCTATTGTTTTTGAAATATTCAATTGCTTCACGCCTTAATCGTGCTCGTCTCTCTGCTGCCTCCTTCGCCTTCTGTTCGGCGATCCTGGCTTGTTCTTTAAGTTTTTTCTGTTCAGATCGTTTTTCAAGAAAATCAAAAAAGGCGCCAATCGCTGCCAAAAGCACAACAATGATTATTATGGTACCGAGACAACCAATTCTAGATTTTTTTGATGCCATGATTTTACTCCGGCAAACTATCGAGAGGAACTAGCTTCTCTCCTTCCATCCGCTTCAGCTCCTCCGCAGCCTTCTTGTCTCCCTTCTCGGCGGCCCTCTGGAGCCTGGCCGCCCTGATCCAGTCGTCATTGAGCTCGTCTGTCAGGTCGATGATCATGACCGGCTCATCTCTCAGTTTCTTTTTTGCCATATTGATTCTCCTTCATGAAAACTCTAGCAGATTTGCGCCAATTTGTCAACTTTGTGACAAAGATTGATTTCTTGATGCCTCCTCCAACGCCATAAAAAGCTCCATACCGATCGCCTCGATGAGATTCCGCCTCTGATCCTCGGCGAGGTCGTAACCGTTCTTGGGAGGCTGGGCAATCACCTCATAAGGATCGCGGTCATCATGGTAGGGCGTCACTTGATATATCCTTCCAACCTCTTCTCAACCACGACCCACGCGGGCAACAGCAGCTCATTCGCTTCCTCATCTTCCCAGAGTATCTGACTTTCCGGAATCCACACCTTGTCATCACCGAACTTGAACAGGCGTGCCCTCCCAGTATCCCGGAGCTGGCCGTCATAAATGACAATTAATTCTTTTGGGGTCATTTTATCCTCCAAGTCCCTAGGGCATTTTTCGCCGTTATATGTGGCCCAAACCTCTAAGGCATTAGGATGAGCACATTCATACTCCATAATCTCCCTATCATCATGAGGGAAGTGAGTAATAGCAAATTGAGGCAAATTCCGGATCTGCGCCTTTCAAGTCGTCCGGGATTTTCGCTACCTTGAGCCTGCCGTGCCTTTCACAATGAATGGCTAGTTCCATCATTGTCTCCTCGCCTTCCGGGCGTGCCTGATCAGCGCATTCCCAAGGTCAATCGCCTGGTTGGGATTCATGCCTAGCCAGTGGACAGGGCTCCCGAAATCGATGATGACCTTGCCCTCTTTCCTGCCCAGGGCAAAAGCGATTTCGCCTTCATCGTGCTTGGTGAGCCTGCCTTCTGGGAACCGCCCCGTTGGTCCTAGGCGGTCGGCAAGCGCGTCTTGCAGCGCGCCATCTGCCTTTTTGGTTGCTTCTTTGTAGCGCTTCATCAGTTCTTCCGCCATTTGCGGGTCGTGCTCCCTTGAATGATGCGACATTATGCTTGCCTCCTTTTTTGGGTATCGCGATCTTTTACTTCTGCCTCTTGTGACTTCCTTTCCTTTTCTATCTCCTTTTCAAGAAAGTGGGGGCTGCGTAATTTGTACTTCCATCTGAGGCCCAAGAGACGGCAGACCCTCCGAATGAGACCCAGTCACTTGGAAGGGTGTTCTTGATGCAATCTCCTGAATTCGCCTGGCGGCTACTGCATGATCCTGGAAGACCTCGACCAGTGCTTCACTCGATCTCTTTAACTTCCGGGATCTTGAATTTCAGCAATGGCTTTTCTGGCATCTTCCAACCTCCTTTCCGCCCGCCCGATATAGTCCAGGGCATTGTCGTATTTCTCTTTTTCAACGAAGTTTAGCACATAATCTAAAGCACTCAGTGCAGCGCTAACATCAATCACCGCTCCGATCTTGAATTTTAGCAAGGCTTTCTCTGGCATTCTTCACCTCCATCTGTAAAAAATGCAATGAATCCTCTAGTGCAGAATACTGGAGGTAAGCTCCCTCTACTGCCGCTCTGCCACCCCAGTAGTTGATTTTGCATATTGTATCACACAGTGTCTTTCCTAATTCTAGCAATGGTTTTTCTGGCATCCTTCGTACTCCTTTCTATCTCATTAATCATGGACGGAATACTTTCAAAAAAATCTGTTAGCACTTCCTGTTGTGCGTATACCGCCCAGCGAATTATTTCGGTGAGGTAATGCAAGAGGTCAAGACTTAACGACGAAATCTCCCCTGTCCGCTGCAAGGATCTTTACCTCCTTTCCGGTTACTTTGTCCCTAACGACCTGACCAGGTCTGAACGCAAAGCCCAGGACCTCCTCTTTAATCGGTTCCAGGGCTTCAGCCGGTTTCCTGGTCTCCTCCATCTCCTGTTTTGTCGGCACTAGCGTGTCTAACACTTTCCTGGGGTTGAACGGCACAATCAAGCTCCTTTCTTGTCATAAGGTATTCGTATTCCAGGGCGTCAATAAACGCCCGGAGTATCGCCAATTTCTCGATACTGGGCTTGGTCCTCTGCGCGATAGTGACAGCCTTGTGATAATAGTGGTTTCCAAGCTCCAGGGTCCAGTCAGGGAACCTATTCTTGTCAGGGTGATGTTCGGGCATCCTGAAATCCTTTACTGGCGCGCCATTTCAGCGCGCCTTTCATATTTGGCCGAGAATCAACGATCTCTTGCCGGTCTATACCTAACTACCCCTATCCGTCTATCCAATAACCATATTCGCAAATTTTCTCAGCTTCCCTTCTTTCATATTCTGCTGCTTCTCGTTCTTGCCGCATACACTCTTCGCAAATGGCCCACTTGAGGCCACCCTCTGACCATGATCCATCTGTCATTTCGCCGCATCTTGGACACTCGTGCATACTACGCCTCCTTTCCTCTACCATTCAACCACGCAACGCGCTCAGCAGCCTCGTTGGGCGATGTATGGTCCGACTCAGGCATCCACTTGCCATCTGGGGTATAAAATCCTACCGTCCACAATCCCGGTTCTGATTGAATATACACGTACATATTAGCTCTCCTCCTTTCTAGGACCAGGGCTCGGTTTCTGGCCCTGGCTCCGGTTCGGGTTGTTCATTCCGCCATTCCTCACTTCGCCACGTATATCCTGGGCTTTTGAAGTTCCACGTTGACGGCCCCAAACTTCTCCAGTAGCTCACGGTGGTGCCTCTGGGCCTTGTGGTTCTTGAGCAGGCTGTAAAGGGCGGTCTTGGATATACCGGTGGAGGCCAGGATGTCGGATGGATGGATCCCGTAGTCCATGAGCGCCCTCTGGAGGCCGTATGGGTCAGTCAGGAGCCATTTCTCCTGCTCCCTCTGCTCCATGACCTTGCCTGCGGCCTTGACCGGGCCGTGCTCCGCGATCCAGTCGCCCAAGGCTTTTTCCAACTCCTTGAGCCTGCTCTGGACCAGGACAAGTAGTTCCAGAGCCTTCTCGGCTTTTTGTGGTGAGTCGATGGTGAACGCTTCGGTCGGCGTGACCTTGTTACCCGAGATCTCAAGCCAGGAGGAATTGACGGCGGGACACTCAACGGTGAACCCGCAGTATGAGCACTGAGCCCCAGGCTTCGGGTCCCAGTTTTCGTTGAACGCGATCTCCCGGATTGTGCTGTAGATATCGTCACGTATTTGGAACAGGTCATTCGGGTTGTAAAATCCTCCTTCTTCGATCTTCGCGCCCTTGGCCAGGAAGTTCAGCTTGACCGAGACGCGGTTGATGCCGTGTTCCTTTCCCAGGCCCACATATCCTGCCCAGGCGTAATAAGGGAGCTGTGCAGGGTCCGGATCTCCCCAGCCTGACTTGTGGTCAACCACGACCAGGGTGTTCTCATCATAGGGGACCCATGCCCAGTCTATTATCGCCCTGAAGTACACCTCTTTCTCAAACCAGGCATCTTCCGGGAGAAGGTTCCAACGCCGGTCAAAGGCGAGCCTTTGCTCTGTCCAGTAGGCCCTGACGTTAGGGTCGATCTTGAATTCAGCGCCTTCAAGCTCTTCTACCAGATTATCTATGGTCTCCATGACTTTCTGTTTATCTTCTTCATTGAAATTGGAGGGCCACTTGTTTTGCCTATCCATCCCGGTGCAAACGCGGGCTGCGCATTGGTTGAGGACGGCCTGGCTGAGCATTCTCCTGTTCTCATAAAGCCACGAGAGGTATTCCTTCATGATCTCGTGGGCGATCTGGCCCACCACCGCGACGACAGAGGGCGGTTCATAGGCCTTCTCGATATAAAGCTTCCGGAACCGGAACGGGCACGCGAAGGCCTGAATCCTGCTGAAGCTGTAACTCAGATTTAGCGGCATGGCGCCTCCTTTCCTTACTCATTGAAGTGTTTGCAGGTGGAATCGCTGTACTTGGGGCAATGGTCCTGGCACCAGGCGAACTCGACCTCTATGCCGCCCCTATCAGGGCAGGGCACAGACTCCGGCTCTTCCGGCTCCTGGCTCCGCTCTTCCCAGGGCGGACTTGCGTCCGCTTGGGCCTTTTCTTCCTCCTGCTCAAGTTCCGGCTGCTTCTGCTCTTGAGGAGCCTCCGCCATTGCCCTGGAAAGGATCTCGACCAATTCTTTGCCCTCTTCCTTGCGGAGGAAGGTCGGGTCGGCGACTCCCACGGATTTGAGGTACTCGTCCACGACCTTCACATACCCCTTTTCTTCTGCGTTCTTGATCGCATTCAGGTGGACCCCGTCGATTCCGCAGGTCTTGATGTTCTCCCCGTTGAACTGGATCACGTTCCTCCGGAGCCGTTTTTTCGGCTCCTCCTTCCCGGCTTCCTGCTCCTGATCCTGAATGACTTCGCCCGTATCCTTGTCGATGTCCAACACCTCGCCCTCCAGGGAGGTGGCTTCGACATCGGAGGCCTCTGGGATCTCCTCCTGGGTGTAGAGGCCGCCGAAGAGATCCGGGAACGCCTCCCTCTGCGCGGCCACCAGGGCGCACTTCCTGATCATGGTGGCAGGCTTCATGTCCCACATGCGGGATATCTCCCCGCTCTTCTTCCTCCCCACGTATTCGTTAAAGTCCACCTCAGCCCTCACGGGGAACTTTTTGCCCCTGACGTACACCTCGGCCCATCCGCCGACTAGGTCCTGGCTGAAGGTGATGGACCCCTCCTGATAGATGGGCTTAGGCAGTTCTCCGGTCTCCTTGAACTTGTTCTCCCAGTTTCTGGGCAGGAGGATCACGCCAGCCTTGAATCCCTCGTAGCGGTCGCCCGCCTTGTCGGCCCGCTTCATCCAGGCGTACTTGGAGATCACCATCTGGCATTCGTCCCCGAACTTCACCAGGAAGGCGTCCCCCACCCAGGGATTGAGGCCGTTGAACTTGCACATCTGGATGAACTCGACGGCCTCATTCACCGTGATGTCCTTGTTCCCCCTTGCGAGGAACTTCTTTACCTGGTTGACCGTAATGGTGACCTCTCCGGCCTCGGTCCTGATGGTGACCGGCTTCTCCATGATGTCGCTCACGGAGCTCTTCTTCGTAATTGCAGTCGTCATGCATTGACCTCCTTTTTGAAGTTGAATGAGACTTGCTCAGCATCGACATAGTCGGTGACCGAGTCTTTGACCTTATCCTTCACGAAGCTGATCGAGGTTTCTACTTTGAAGCGGCCGTTGTCGGTTTCCTCGATCTTTGTTCCCAGCGCTATGGAGAACTTCTTCTCGTCGCATTTGAGATAGGCTTCATCCAGCTCGTTTATGTATTCCGACAAGAGCCTGGTTACGTTCTCCTCGATCTTTTGAATGACCTCTTGGTTCAGTCTCATGGCCTTACCCCACCAAGAAATAGATGATCAGCACCAGGGCGCTCCCGCAGAGCATCCCCAGCATGAGGCAGCAGAAGTTTATGATCGCCCTCATCAGTATGCCTCGCCTTCCACTTCGACCGTGAACACGGCTTTCGTGTCTATGCCGTCCGTCCGTTCAAGCTGTTTGAAGCACTCAGCCGGGGTCTCGCCCACGCAGAGGACCCTGGACAGCGTCCCGTTCTGCTCCACGCCGACCCAGCGCCGCACGGCCATGGAATATTGGATGTTGTAAGTCTTCTCCATTCCCCTCATCTCCTTATTTTCTCGATCTCGAATGGGCCTTCCGCCATCTGGCTGAGCGCCTTGACGACGTAGGCGGCGAAGGAGGCGCTGTGAAAGCGCCTGGCCCTGTGCCTGGGCCCGAACTCGTACTTGCCGACAAGGTAAAGGCCCGTCTTTTTATCCTTAACGGCGTATTGCTTGGTCATCATTGAACCTCACTTTTGCAGGGTTAGGGATTTCAACATCAAAATCAGACTGTGGCAACGTGGCAATATGCTTCCACTTATAATCCTGGTATATGGGCCATACTTTTTCAATCGGAAGGAACTTCATGCAGATTGCGAAGGCTAATTGTGCCGGGCCTGACCCGCCATAACCCCAATTGAATCCATTAGGGCTATGGTTGCATACCTTGAGGCTTGGTCCAGGATGAAGCTCTTCACCATTAAGCCATACGCGCTTTGAGCCCCATTCACCCTTAAGTCTTATGGTATTGTTAGCTGTCATTTCCCCGCCTCCTTAGCCACTCGTCCCGCCTGGCTCTGGCGGTCTCCATGTCCGGGACGACGCAGCAGAAAAGTTTTCCATCATGATGCCTGTAGTCGTAATGGATCATAGCGGACAGCCCGCTTATGCGGTCTATCCAGAATATCTCCGCCTGTTCCTGCCCCGTGAGGCACGTTGAGCAACCGTTTACGTCCGTCTTCATTCACTCCTCCTTGGTCTTTTGGGGCCTCCCGGAGAGGGCATTGAAGCCCGTCCCTGGGAGGCAGAGGAAAGAGTTAATGATTGTTTGTCGATTCGACCCCCGCCCCCGGCTCCAATCCGTCCGCAATTCGGCGGACATGGCGAACAATGGCGGTATTTCCCAAGCCCCGGGGCCTCGACACGGTTAACGCCCGCTCTCAGCTTGCCGACACAAGCTTGCCTTTGCCGCCGGGCCTCCCCAGCCCGTTTCGGGAGATACCACCTCCTTTCTTAATGTCAGGGACCTCGACGCCCCAGGACTCCAGGGTCTTGTCCGAGACGGTCGAGCCATCATATGGCCCACCCACCACGTTGAACAGGGGAAACAGGGGCTCGCCCTCGATTCCCGTCTGCCAGCCGATGAATTGGATTTGTTTAAGATGCATGGATGGTCTCCTTTGAGGATTTAAATATATTAAACGACAAATTGTCGTCAATGTCAAGCTAAAAACGACAAATTGTCGCTTCATAGGGCAAAAAAATTCCCGGCCAAAATTAACTATTAGAACCGGGAATTTAATTAGCTATTTTGATAGGTTATATCATTGCATTTCTAGAATACCTTTCATAAGCGAATATATTTTTCTTCTTTCTTTCGTAGGCCATACTTCCTTTGAAAAGGCATCTCTTATTAAATTCAGTTTTATTTCCAACTGTAGTTTTTCTCTCTCCCTTTTGCTTATTTCCTCAATGATTAGTGCCGTATTTTCTAATATTTTTTGTTTGAAATCGCCGTTGCCTTTGTTGATTGCAATATCAAAGACTTTCATGAGTTCATTATCTGATTGTCGCCGTAATAACTGATCATACGAAATGTTCATGCCATATGTCCTGAATCCCTCAATCACCTTATCGATGAACTCAATTTTCCATCGACGTTGGCCTTTTAACAACTTCTGAAAGTGTGTCGAGCTTATTCCGGCCCTTCTACTGAATTCCGCTGCTTTCACATTTTCAGGGAGCAAAGACAAAATGCGATTACCGATATCCCTATCTCGTTCACTTACCTTTTCTTTGGATTCTGGCTCTTTTGTCATTCTGAATACACAACGTATTTTTTGCTTGACTTTAGAAGACAAATTGTCGTTTAATGTTTTTATGCTAATCCAAAAGCTTCACAAACTCGAAGAACACTACAGGAGCCAGACCAAGGTCGCCAAGGAGCTGGGGATTTCCTACCGGCATTACCAGAGGATCAGGAAGGCCTGCCATGCCACCAAATCCATGGAAATGCTGATTGACTACAAGCTCCAGGAAATCGAGTTTCAAAAAGCGGCCTGCCAATAACGGCCGAGCTGCTTTCTTGTGCCCGGCGGAGAGGGAGTTCTATGCCAAAAGAATCGTGCCTTCTTGTGTCGGCTGAAAAGGACCTATGTATTAAGGTCTACGGCCAGAGGATGACGAAAGATAGAACTCTGGAACCTTTTCCTGTGCTCCATTTGTTTGAAATCGACAGCGAGCTTATTCAGAAACATGGCATCGTTGATCTGCTCGTCAGCGTTGAAAAAACTCCCAGAGCGGGCAAAGGTCCCAGTTGAACGTGTACGATCCGGCTCTGGATTCCCTGGAGACAGCATAGTTGAGTTCTTCTGAACACCCAGCCATAGATCGGACTTCCTTTTGGCCTGACGGATGCCGGTTGACCTCGATTCCGACGGTCACGTCCCAGCCGGTTTTGGGACAGAACATTTTTTGATGCTCAGTCCACCTCATAAAGTGGACTTATAACACACAGTCAACAACGTGACAACTGAAAAAGAACATATATTCAAGCTCTTGATAAGAGAAGGATACGGCTTCTCCGAGACCGTCGCCTTCTTTCTGAGGGACACGGGCGTAACCATGTCCGACATCGCCCGCACCGCGGGCGTTGACAGGTCATATGTCAAAAGGGTGATCGATGGAAAACGGAATTCCGAGAAGATCAGGCGGAGCATTGCAAGGGCGCTCAGATTCGACCCCTGGAGATACCGGCATGCATGATGTTTGCAGCGAAAACGAGTCGTTCGAGACTTCAAAGCTGAATTCCCTGTACACGATAAGGATACCCGACGGTACGAAGGCTATGATCGACAAGCTGTCCCCCCTCTGGAAAAAGAAGCTGAACGAAGCGCTCCGGCTGACCGTCGCCAAGGTTCTCCACGAGGCCAACTTCGACCCGAACGTATACCTGAACGACGACTGAGGGCAACGTAAACCTTGTTTGTGTATGGATTACCATGTCAACCACTTTCATAAGCCCGAAAGAGATAGCCTCCAGACTTAACAGGTCCCTTAAATGGGTCTATAATCATGCAGCCGATTTGGGTGGCGCCCGGATAGGCGGGTCATGGATCTTCACGGAGGAGGGCCTGAGAGATGCCATACAGGCAGGGCAGGAAATGGCGAGGAGTCGTCAAGATAGGCGGGGTCCGGGTGGAGCAGAAGCTCTTCAGGCTAAAGAGAGAGGCCGCAGCGTGGGAAAACGAAACCCGGCAGAGATACTTAGAGAGCGAGAAGAGGGCGCGAGGAGGCACGGACTTGACGACCTTCTGTATTAAATACCTGGACTATGCGCTCCAGTTCCGGCCAAAGACTTATGCGGAAAAGAGGTTCCTCACCCGGCGGCTAATCAAAGCGTGGGGCGGCGACACCCTGGTGGAAGAGATCACCTCAGAGATGCTCCTTTCTTTCCTGGCAGAGAGGGCGAAACAGGTATCGAACAATGCCTTCAACAAGGACAGGAAGAACCTCATGGCCATGTTCAACTGGGGCAGGGAAATACTGGGCCTTGAGTCCAACCCTGCTGCCAGGATCAAGAAAAGGCCTCATGACCGGTCCCCGCAATATGTACCTCCTACGGCGGACGTGCTGAAGGTCCTGGCCGTCGCCTCCAGGGACGAAAAAGCGTTCTTGGACTGTTTCCTCCTCACCGGCGCCAGGCGCTCGGAAATCCTCTGCTGGAACTGGATCGAGGACATCAACTTTGAACAAAGGCTGTATCGGCTCGGCACGAGGAAGACCAGGGACGGATCCATGGAGTATGAATGGTTTACCATGAGCGATGAGCTCTACGGGTCGCTATGGTGGCTGTGGGAGCACAGGAGGGACAGGACAAGCCCCTACCTGTTCCCCCAGTATTGCTGCCCTGACGAGAAGGGGAACAACTGGATCGGGGAGCAGAGGGCCAATCGGTGGATAAAAGCCTTGTGCAAGAGGGCAGGGATTATATCCTTCGAGTTCCACGCGCTGAGGCGCTACGTGGCCTCTGTGCTTGCGGACGAGCACAAGGTCAGCGCCAAGAGGATACAGCGGATTTTGAGGCACAAGAGCCTCTCGACCACGGAGAGGTACATCAGGCTCCTGAACGAGGACCTGAAAGAGACGCTGGAACTGCTTTCTGAGAGGTCAGTACCCCAAAGCGGTACCCCAAGGAAGGACGTGAAGGATGGAGAATCTGGATAA